TTTTCCCATGGTCAGCATCAGGTCGTGACCAAGCCTGGTATGATGCTCAAGCCGCAGAACTACCACCATGGCAATTACATCAAGAATACCCATCAAATCCAGATGAAGCTTTCATTCGTTCTGGCCGTCCAGTATTTGATATTGATGCTCTTCATAGACTTCAAACTGAAATCCCTAAAAAAGGTTTTAATAAAAAACTCTCTGATGTTCGAAACTCTTTTATGTTTGAGTCCTCCGGTGGACCACTCTCCGTATGGGCCTTACCACAAGCCGGAGCTAGATACGTTATTGGGGCAGACGTGGCCGAAGGATTGGCTAGGGGTGACTACAGTACCGCTCATGTTATTGATGCTAAGTCTGGTTTTATAGTAGCCCATTGGCATGGACATGTGGATCCAGACAAATTTGGCGAAGAAATATTATATGCATTAGGCTTCTTTTATAATGAAGCTTTAATAGGCGTTGAATCAAATAACCACGGTTTAACAACTTTAACTGCTTTAAATAAAGCTAATTATATTAATCTTTATAGACAACGTCAATTAAATATTAGGCATGCTGAAGCTACTGAAAAATTAGGTTGGCGCACAACAACCTTATCAAAACCTTTAGCTATAGACGAACTTAATGCTAACTTAAGAGACGGTGTTTTAGATCTAAAATGTGAATATACGATTGCTGAACTTAAAACCTTTGTCCGTGACGACAATGGTTCAACCCATGGTTCTCCACACGACGACCGAGTTATGAGTTTAGCCATTGCTAACCAGATGCTTAAGTACGTTTGGCTACCAGAATATACCCCTAAAACAGATGCTCCATTTGGAACACTGGCTTATTTTGCCAGTAGGACTATGAAGCCAGAAAAGACTCGTGACCGTTACTGGATAGGTGAATTTAATAATTACTAGTAATGAAAATTTTTTTATAGTATAATAGGAGATTATATGAAGTGTTCAACTTGTGAAAGACCGATTGAGTCAGAAAATGACCTGAAGAGACAGCTTTGCTTCAAGTGTCATGTAAAAGGCGTTCGATTGGGTTTTACTTATGGGCAAGAAACCTTTCATGGACCAACGATTAGGGAGCAGCAAAGAGAGATGGAAGAGTCACCAAGATTTAAAGCAGGCGAGATTGAAAAGATTCCAGAACGCAAGGAACTGATTTAGTGTGGCTGCTGACTGGGTCGTTCCTGTTCTTGTTGCTGTTATTGGCGGCCCTCTTGCTGTCTTAATCCAACAGTTTAGAAAAGAAAGTTCTGAACAACACGGTGTACTTGCCGGCAAGATAGACAAAATTGCAGACAAGCTAGATAACCACATTGAGTGGCACGTAACTAAAACAAGAAAACAAAACGTTAAAACAAAAAAAGAAAACGAAAGGTAAATAATGTATTTACAATACGAATATACGTACGATAGTACTTTAGCAACACCAACATCAGACTGGGCTCCAGTTAATTGTGCTGGTTATGACACATTAGCTTTGACTGTTGTTGCACCAGCAGGTTGGATTGGAACAATTTCATTCTGGGGTGGCGCAAACAATAACCAAAGTTCACCAGCATTGTGGTCACTTAATGATGCAGAAGATGCTTCATTGGTGTCTCAAGTGGAAACTGTTGTTGGTTCAACTCCATCAGCATTTACTAGAAACTATAGAGGTTCTGTAGCTGGATTAGCAGAGTTTGGTGTTTACTTTGCAAACCCTACAACTTTTGTAAACGCGCAAGGTATTATTACAGTTTCTTTTGGCTTCTACGCAAGCGCTAAGTAATGCCTAGCCCTAACGTTCAACCAAGGGATATGGATGCTATGAATAGCACTACCACCCAAAAGTATCCTAAGAAGAAAAAGAAAAAAGTTACCAACAACGTACCAGTAAAGAAGAAATAATGGCTTCTAAAAAACCAGTTTGGGAAACACCTAATCCAAAAAAGAAATCAACTAAATTAACACCGGCACAAAAGGCATCAGCAAAAGCTTCTGCTAAAGCAGCAGGTAGACCTTACCCTAATTTAATTGATAATATGAAAGCTGCGAGAAAGAAATAATGGCTAAGACTCCTGCATGGCAACGTAAAGAAGGTAAGAGTCCTACAGGTGGGCTTAATGCTAAAGGCCGCGCATCAGCAAAAGCACAAGGCATGAATCTAAAGCCACCAGTATCTGCTAAGCAGGCAGCTAAGTCACCAAAATCTGCAGCAAGAAGAAAATCATTTTGCGCTAGGATGGAAGGAAATCCAGGACCAATGAAGGATGCAAAAGGAAGACCAACACGTAAAGCGTTGGCATTAAAGAAGTGGGATTGTTAATATGGCAAGACAGAGTAACGCAGATAAATTAAATACATGTAGAAAAAGATTAAGTTCTTCAATGCTGTGGCGTAGAAATGAAAACTACGACCAACTTTGGCAACGTTTAATTAATCTTTATCGTGGCAAACAATATCGTGGTTCTGCTAATGGCGATAGACTTTTGGTCAACATTGCATTCTCAACCATTAATACATTAGCACCAGCTGTTTCTATTGGTCGCCCAAAGATTAATGTTAATCCGCGCAAACCAGAAGATGGTGATAAGTCTGTTGTAACTGAATCAATCATTAACTATTGGTGGCAGCATTACGGTTGTCAGCCAGAGTTCCAAAGAGCAGTTAAAGATTATTTAATTATTGGTCATGGTTGGGTTAAAACTGGTTATCGTTTTGTTGAAGAAGCAAAGCTTGATAAGATTGAAGATACAGCAGACGAAGCAGCAGATGGTCCTGGCGCTACAGGAGAAGTAGAGTCTACATTTGTTATTAGAGAAGACCGTCCATTCTTAGAACGTGTGGATCCATTTGACATGTATGTTGATATGGACGCATCTGATATGAATGATATTCGTTGGATTGCACAACGTACACGTCGCACATTGAAAGATGTAAGAAACGATGACCGTTACGATGCCGCAGCAAGAAAAGAAGTTGGACCAACTACACAACAAAAATATGGAGACATTTTTGTAAACAATACCTATTCAACTGGCACAAATCCAGATGAAACATACTGCGATATTTACGAGTATTATAATATCGATACTGGTGAAATGTGCATCTTCTCAGACACTGGTGACAAGTTCTTAGTTAAACCAGTAAAGATGCCGTATGTATTTGGCCATCCTTTTATTATGTTGCGCAACTATGAAATCCCTGGTTTGTTCTACCCAATGGGTGAGCTTGAAGCAATTGAACCACTGCAGTACGAATTAAATGAAACTCGTACACAGATGATGAACCACAGAAAACGCTATAGTCGTAAGTGGTTGTTCCAAGAATCAGCATTCGATGACTTTGGTAGACAGGCTTTGTCTTCTGATGATGACAACGTAATAGTTCCTGTTAAGGGTAACGAGAATTTAAATAATGTTGTTGTCCCAATGCCGGCCTTGATTAACCCACCAGAATTTTATAATCAATCTTCATTAATTCAAAATGACATTGACCGTGTGTCAGGCGTCTCAGAGTACCAGCGTGGTGCAATTCCAGAAACAACTAGAACTGCCCGCGAAGCTTCAATTATTGCTGAAGCTGGTAATGCTAGAGTTGCTGAAAAGCTTGTTAATATAGAAAATTCTATAGCTGCATGTGCTGCTAATCTTATAATGCTTGCTCAACAGTACCTAACTGGTGAGCAGACTGTAAGAATCGTAGGCACTGAAGCTGCACCTGTGTGGTTAACATTTGATAAAGATTATATCTCTGGTGAATTTGACTTTACAGTTGAAGCTGGATCTACAGCCCCACGTAATGAAGCTTTCCGTAGAGATATGGCACTTCAAATTGTTTCGGCAATGCAACCATTCGCCCAAGCAGGACTTGTAAACATGCAGAAATTAGCTGAATATGTTTTAGGAACTGGATTTGGTATAAAGAATGCAGGAGCTTTTTTACAAGCACCACCGCCTCCACCTGGACTACCAGAAGGTATGCCAATGTCACCTGACCAGGCGGCCTTAGAAGGGCAAGGTATGCCACCAGGCATGACCCCAGATGATATGGCTGCAATGCAATCGGAACAAGGTGGACAAGGTCTTCCTCCTGAATTAATGGCTGCTTTAATGGGTGGAATGGCTCCTGCACAAGGTGCTGCAGTTCCACCAGGACAAGGATTACCGCCTGAATTAGCTAGTTTGCCGCCTGAACTATTAGCTGCAATATTAGGTGGCGGTCAATAATTAAAAAGATTTATGTAAAATTTCTTACATAAGATAGGAACAACCAATTAGAAGGATGGATTCCAAATGAGTAATGAAGAAATAAATAATGCTAGTGCTAGTGCTGAAGTAATAGACCCCATTATCGAAGATGGACAAGTTTATGAAACAGGTGAAGCTCAAGCAGAAACTCCGCAAGAAGAATTAGAATTTTTTGACTACACAGAGGTTGGCGATAAGTACGTTAAACTCCAAGTGGATGGTGAAGAAGTATCAGTTCCAATTAAAGAGGCTCTAGCTGGTTATCAGCGTCAGGCGGATTATACCCGCAAGACTCAGGAACTCAGTGAGCAAAGAAAGCAAGTTGAATTTGCTGCAGCTCTTGCACAATCATTGCAGGAAGACCCAGCAACCACCTTGCAGGCTTTACAGCAACACTACGGTGTAGTGGCACAACCAGAAGTTGAAGAACAATGGATGGATCCAGCTGAAAAGCAATTTCGTAGTTTAGAGCAACGCATTGCAGCCTTTGAACAACAAAAGGCTATGGATGAATTGCAAAGAACTATTGAATCTTTACAAGGAAAATACGGTGAAGATTTTAATGCAGACCAAGTTGTAGCTACCGCTCTAGCTAAAGGATCTACCGATTTAGAAGCAATTTTTAAACAACTTGCTTTTGATAAAGTTTATTCTAAAGCTTCTGAATCCAGTAAAAAACTGGCCGATGAGCAATCTAGAGTTAACGCAAAACGTCAGTCATCAGTTGTGACTGGCGGTTCAACTTCAAGAGCACCTGTCGTCAACGTAAGTTCCGCACCTAAGTCAGTATATGAGGCATTTGAGCAAGCTAAAAAAGCTCATGGTCTTTAAACCAAAACACTAACATTATAAGGAGAAAGTAAAATGACTTCACCAAACGTGCAGTCCGTAGATTACAACGCACTGTTTTCTACGACACTACAAAATTACCAGCCAACGCTGGTTGACAACATCTTCAAAGACCTGGTTCTTTTGAATCACCTCAACGAAAAAGGTAGAGTGGTAGTTGAAGAGGGCGGTACTCAAATAGTTGAGCCAGTCCTTTACGATGAAAACGGTACAGCTGCAGCTTATGCAGACTACACCCCAATTTCGTTGACACCACAAGATGGCATCACGTCCGCAATTTACGACTGGAAGCAGATTGCTGCTTCTATCGCAATAAGCGGTATCGAAGAAGCCAAGAACCGTGGCACCGAAGCAATCATCAAGTTGTTGAATGCTAAGATTATGCAGGCTGAAATGTCGATTAAAAAAGTCGTCAACGATT